GCGTCCCCCGGGCTGGACGACTTGCTGGCTGACTTGAAGCCGGACCCTGTTGCGGCAGACCCGACCGAGGCTGTCGCTGCGGTAGACGGGTCGGCCTTGGACGCGATGTCCGCCGACGACGTTGGTCTCGGCGAGGCGTCTGCTGTTGAGTCTGGCCTCGGCACCATGTCGTTCGGTCAGCAGCCGCAGAACCAGCTGGCGCATCTACAGATGCCCAGCCTGGAAGACCTGGGCGTCACCACGACGACCACCACGTTCAGTGGTGAGGAGTCTTGGCGTAACGAGATTGTTGCTGCGGCCCGGGAGATGCTGGGGACGCCCTACGTGTGGGGCGGCACCTCCTACAGCGGCGTGGACTGTTCGGGGCTGATCGCTCTGCTGTATGGGGAGCGGGGGTTCAACCTTCCGCGTCTGTCTGCGGACCAGGCTCGCTCTGGGGAGCGGGTCGGCTTTGATGCTCTGAAGCCTGGCGATCTAGTCGCTATCGACAACTCATCACGCAACAACGGCGCTGACCATATCGGAATTTTCGTGGGCAACGGTCAGGTGATTCACGCACCGCGCCCTGGCAGCGCGGTGAAGGTCGACTCGATTGACAGCGTGTTCAAGGGCGGATGGGGAATCCGCCTCTCTAGGTAGGAGACTGGATGCCTAACGCACCCGAGCGTGACACGCTCAGCCGCGAGGAGATGGCGCAGAACTACGGTTTTGCCTTGGGCTTCCTCCAGTCCGACCCGGAGCTGATGAAGCTGTTCCGGCAGGCGACCAGGAACAACTGGGCGCCCGACCGGTTCGTGGCGAAACTGCGGTCCACCGACTGGTTCAAGAAGAACTCGGCGAACGTCCGTAACGCCATCATCCAGAAGACCTCGGACCCCGCCACCTACAAGGCGAACGTCAATCAGATGTTCGCCACGGTGCGGGACACCTGGCAGTCGATGTTCGGTTCCGCCGGCATGAACCGCAAGCAGATGATGGCTTGGTCCGAGACTGCGGTGACGATGGGCTGGACCCAAGCCCAGCTCATGGACAACATGTCCAAGGGTGTCAACTTCAAGCAGCTACTCACCAAGAAGAATCTTGGTGGCACCGCTGCTGAGTCGGAGCGGCAGATCGCTCAGTTGGCCGAGGCTTACGGGCTGAAGCTGGGCCCGCAGTGGCGGGCTGCTCAGGTGAAGCGCCTGGTGGCTGGCAACGACACCCTGGAGGGTGTCACCAACCGGGTGCGGGAATTGGCGAAGCAGCAGTACCAGGCGTTCTCTACACAGATCGACGCCGGCATGACGATCCAGGAACTGGTCGATCCGTACCGGCAGATGCTGGCGGAGCGGTTGGAGTTGTCGCCTTCGGCGGTGGGTCTGGACGACAAGCTGTTGCGGAGCGTGCTGTCGGCACGCGACGACAAGGGGCGTCCCACCACGATTTCGTTGGGTGACTTCGAGGACGCGATCCGCAACGACAACAGGTGGCAGTACACCGACAACGCCCGCGAGGAGATGGCTTCGTTGACCGCTGGGCTGTTGCGTGACATGGGGGTGCTGGCCTAATGGCATACGACCGCATTAGAGCCCTTCAGAGGCGGGGCCTGGACAAGTCGCAGATCGTGGCCCGGTTGACGGGCACGAAGGACAACTCTGGGGGAGCGTCACAGCTGTCCCCTGGGCAGCTGCGGGCTATCGGGTTCTCCGAGTCGTTCATCTCCAAGGCGCTGGCTGGCTCCGGTAGAACCGACATGGGTATCGTGCAGCCGCCACGGATGGTCACCGGACCCCTGGGCGGGGCGGTGGGGTTGAACCCTCCGCCGACCGGCACCCCGTCGACCCCGACGCCTACCACACCCACGCCTGCGCCCGCGCCGGAGACTCCGGGCATCGACTGGAACCAGTCGGCGTACGACGTGATGCGCCAGATGCTGGACCAGTACGGCCTCGGCTCCCTTTCGAGCGTGCTGCGGAAGCTGATCGAGCGCGGCATCACCGATCAGGCGTCGGTGATGCTGGAGCTCCAGAACACCGCCGAGTGGAAGCAGCGGTTCGCGGGCAACGAGATGCTGCGTCAGCGCGGACTCGGCGTGCTGACTCCCGCCGAGTATCTGGCGGTCGAGCGGTCCTACGCCCAGGTGCTCCGCAACTACGGTCTGCCCGAGGGGTTCTACGACGACCCCTCGGACTTCGCCGGCTTCATCGGCAACCAGGTGTCCGCTGCGGAGTTGCAGCAGCGGGCCCAGGCGTACTCCGACCTCGCCAACCGTGAGGACTCGGCCATCAAGGACCAGCTGCGTGCGATGGGCATGGGGCAGGGCGACCTGCTCGCCTACATGATGGACCCGAACCGTGCGGCTCCACTGATCCAGCGCAAGTACCAGACGGTGCTGCTGAGCGCAGCGGCCCGTCGCCAGAACCTCGGTGTGGACGAGGAGTACGCCGGTCGTCTGGCGGAACTCGGTGTCACCGAGGGTGATGCGATCCGTGGCTATGGCTCCATCAAGGCTGGCCTGCACACCTTCCAGACGCTGGGTGACATCTACGGCTCCACGTTCGACCAGCGCGACTACGAACAGGAAGTGTTCGAGGCCGACGGCCAGTCTGCCCGCAAGCGCCACGGCCTGGCGTCCCAGGAACGCGCCGCGTTCTCTGGGCGATCCGGGCTTGATGGACGCACTTTGGCCCGTGACCGGGCTGCTGGGCAGTTCTAGGAATGGGGCGCGGTGTCTGCTGGTGCGGACAGGACGTGCCCCCGACTGCTGTGACGTGCCCGCGATGCGGCACTCCAGCCCACAAGACCTGCGTGGACCGACCGGCCCCACGCCAGTGAATCCGTAAGACCGGTAGCACGAGCAACACCTCCGCCCTCCACGGAGGTGTTTCGGCGTGCGCTCATCTGAATGGAGTGGTCACTAGTGAGTGACGCAATCGAGCACATCGACCTTGACAGCGACGAGTACGCGGACACCCCGCGTGCCCTTCGTGACGCTTACAAGAAGCTTCAGGACCGCCTGAAAGACATCTCGTCGGAGCGCGACACGCTCCGTACGCAGATGCAGGCATCCGCACTGTCCGGTGTGCTCACCGGCTTCAAGAACCCCGAGCGAGTGAAGTCTGCCCTCCTCTCCGACAAGGTTGACCCCCTCAATACTGAGGCGGTCACCGAGTGGATTGAGGCCAACGGCGACGACTACGCGAAGGCTTCCACGGAGCCGGGAACACAGCCCGCTGCAAGTGGGCAGCCCGATCCGGCTGCCCCCTACGGTCAGCTTCGTTCGTTGGATGGTGCCGCCGCTGGCGGTGACGCCTACATGACGAAGTTGGCGCAGGTGCAGCAACTCATCACCGCCGACATGGACGGTGCCGCCGTTGCTGCCCTGTTCGAGCAGCACGGGCTGTGACCTCCCTGCCCATCTCTCGCTAGAAGTGAGGTCTGCGTCCAATGGCTGACGCTTTCATTTCCACCTCCACCCTCCCGGCATCCGTCAAGACCGCTCTTGACATGTACGTGCGGGCGGAGCTTCGGCACCAGCCGATTCTCCGTACCCTCGCGGACACCCGCCCCGTTCAGGTGGACCGCCCCGGTTCGTCTATCGCCCTTTACACGGCGTCGGACCTGGCTCCGTCCACCACCCCGCTGTCGGAGACGGCGGACCCGGACTTCGTGGCCCTGCCCGACCCGACGGCTGTCACCCTGACGCCGTACGAGTACGGCAACGCCACCATCTCCACCGTCAAGGTGGGGGCCACGTCGTTCCACGACATCGACCCGTACCAGCGTGACCGTGTTGTTCACAACATGCGGGACTCGCTGGACGTGCTGGTGCGTGACGTGGTGTCGGCTGGCACCAACGTCCGCTACGCCGGTACCGCCACGTCCACCGCCACGGTGGACAACGATGATGTCATCACGTCTGACGACGTGCGGACCATTGTCACCAAGCTCCGTTCGGCTGGCGCTCCTGCCCGCCTTGCGGACCTGTACTGGTGTGGCATCCACCCCGACGTTGCTCACGACCTCCGTCGCGAGGTCGGCAACACCGGCTGGATGGAGGCGCACAAGTACGCCGCTCCGGGCGTCTTCTGGCCGGGCGTCACTGGTGTCTACCAGGGCGTCTACTTCCAGGAGTCGGCGCGCATGAAGGTCGCCGCCGACGGCGTGGACCTTGACGGCGCTGGCGCGGGCACCGCGCAGGCCAAGGTGTACCGCACCGTCTTCGCCGGCAAGGAGGCTCTTGCCGAGGGTGTCGTGGTCGAGCCGGAGGTTCGTGTGGGTGTTGTGCCTGACCGACTGAACCGTTTCCAGCCGCTCGGCTGGTACGGCTTCCTTGGTTGGGCTCGCTTCCGTGAGGCGTGCTTGTGGCGCCTGGAGTCGGGCTCCTCGATCAACGCCTGATCGTGACGGTTCGGGGGCGGGCCCTTCGCGGGGCCCGTCCCTCACCGTCCGGTCGGACTGATGGAGGGCCGATGACCAATGCCTCTACGCCCACGACGGTGGGCGAACGTCTCGCCGTCATGGACACCAAGCTGGACGTACTGATCCAGCAACGCACCGATCACGAGGAACGGCTCCGCACGTTGGAGCGGTTCCGCTGGGTGCTCCTGGGGGTTGCCGCAGCGTCGGGCCCCGTTTTCAGCAAGATCGCCCCGCACCTTTAGGGAGCCTGTTGTGTCGTACTTCCTTGCCCCGTCTCTGGTGAAGCTTCGTGATGAGGTGAACCAGAAGTGGCCTAAGCGTGACAAGACCAGCGACGGGTGGATCGGTGACCCGTCGCACGCGGCGAGGAAGTCCGACCACAACCCTGACTGGGCTGCCCCCGGCTCACGCCGTGGGGTGGTCCGGGCGGTCGACATCGACCGCGACGGCATCCGCCCATTCGCGCTGCTGAAGCGGCTGAAGAAAGACTCGCGGGTCTACTACATCATCTTCAACGGCCACATCTATAGCCGCAGCACTGGCTTCAAGAAGGTCAAGTACAGCGGCGCCAACGCACACACGACACACCTACATGTGTCGATCCTGGGCACCGACTTCGCTGAGAACTCGGTGCGTCCGTGGCTGCCCACGTTCGTCACAGTGGAGACCCGGGGTGCCCGGGTGGACAAGGCGCTGGTTCTGCTGGAGCAGGCCCTGGCTATCGCCAAGGGTGGTCGGCGCAGGAAGCTCGCCCGCGCTGTGCGCGAGGCTGAGTCCATCGCGGTGAAGCAGAAGCGCAAGCAGGTCTGAGATGCCGACGTTCACTCCCCCTACACGGGGGCAGTCGTCGTCGGATCATTTCTGGGGTCGCTTCCAGGTCCAGGCCGGCGAGTCTGTGGTGAAGACCGATGGCGTCTTCACCTTGACTCCGGTGCCGTGGATCGGTGACCTGAAGGGCTTGACCGAGGGCGTCGAGTGGTTTCAGGGCGGGCGCACCTACGTCGTGTCCGACGAGGTGGCGCAGCAGTTGGGGGCCGACGGGTTCACCGTCGTGCCTGATCTTGGTTACGGCGAAGCGCCGTACGGACATCAGGGGTATGGACTGTGACCTACGGACTTCCAACTCGCGGTCAGGCTGACTGGGACGACGAGCTGAATAGCAGCGTAGAGAGCTTGCGGGGGCTTGCTCAGAACGCCGACGCGAAGGCGTCGGCTGCTGTGTCCACCGCGAACTCCGCAGCCCATACAGCGGCTGACGCGATTGCTCGAAGCAACCTCGCGCTCGGATCGAAGGTGCCTGAAGACATCATCGGCGCGCCGATGGGCGTCGCCGGCCTGGACTCCGGGGGCAGGCTGCCCGATGGGCAGCTGCCGGTCGGTGTCGAGACAGAGGTTGGCGCCGCCGCGAAGGCGGACGCCGCTGAGTCCGAGGCGAAGTCCTACGCCGACGGCCTCGCCTTCGTTCTCGACTGGCGGACCTCCGACCTGGAATCGGCAACGTCTTTGCTTGACGGGCGAGCGTCCTCACTGGAGGCCCTGACGACCGAAGGTCGCCTGTCCGAGAGCGCACTTACGGGCGAGATCGTGG